GCGATTAGTCTGGCTTCTTTGGTATCCATTTTGAATCTCAGCCAGCTTCGATCTAATAGACGAATCAACTGAGTTTTCAGTTGAAGGTTTCTGTTCAGGATTGATTAGTAGTGACCGAAGACGTTTATCTAGTATGTCTGTGCTTGAAGCGGAGTCCTGATCGTAGCCTTGAAAGTTTGAGGTGATGATTGTATAATCACTAATACTCGATGTGTATACGCTAAAGTTGCTTCCCGACAAAGAAGCGGATGCTTGACTAGTTAAAGCTCTCTCTGGAGTGATTATTTGTGCAATCCCTACTATTGGTGGTTTATCAAATAGCAACTCAGCTGTATTGCGTTCAAATGGTAACACTGAAAATGATCTTGACCATCGTACATTGGGGCTTGGTTGATTGCTCGGTATGATGCGTCTACCATTTGGATCTACTGCAGCTTCACCTACTAAGTATATTGTTGCAAGACCCTTTGGTGTAATGTCATACACCTCCACCATAGCGTAGTAGTTATTGAATCTATCTGTGTAATTCAACAACTCTACATACATATTCTTACCCTCAGAGTCTATTGCTTCGATGTCAATGGGACTGCCTGTTCGAAGATTCAATCCATTGCCTCTAAACTTTATAACGTAACGGCCGCCACCCACGCTTTGAGGGAACTCAGTCACATCAAAGTATAGTGGTGAAGTTGCACTCGTATCTTCAATTAGGAAGGTACTATTGGCATAACCTCTTGGTTGTAGTTGTTTGTAAAAAGATAGAAAGCCCATATGATATAAATAGGACTCGCTAGCAGTTTATGTAGCTAAAGTCGTCCTTTCTATCAACGGTAAGAATGTGATCAACCATATCTCGTACAACATCGATGTGTGATATTACTAAGCTGAAACGGAAGATGTCTTTCATGTTAGTAAACAGCGTATGCATTGAGTTTAGATTGCTGCTATCTAGAACGCCGAGTCCTTCGTCGATTGCTAAGAAGTCTGGCTTTGGTAAGTTTGTAATCTTAATCAAAGCGATGCGGATAGCAATAGAGGATAGGAAGCGTTCCATACCTGAGCTGAGCTCCAAAGGCCATTTATCATCCTCGTAACTAATATACGCGTTAATGTTCTTACCGTCTGTCTCTAATTGTATCTCAAAGTCTGTGATCTGGTTGAGGATTAAGTTGGTGTGATGTTGAATGTATGGGACAGCTTTGCTGATTAATTGGTATGGAATACCGTCTTTATACATTGCCTTACAATACACGTCGTAAGCATCTTGTTCCTCTAGCAACTCCTTCATGCGAGCAATTGTTCGATTGCACTCTGTAATGGTCTGCATTGCTACTTGAACCTTGCCATGGTAGTCTTTTACGGTGTTGTTGAGCTTTGATTGCGTTACAGCCTTAACATTCTTTTCTTTGTTAAGCTTACTAATCTCATCTTGGATTGTCTTGTTGTTATCGAGTATTGCTATGCTCTCGTAGTATACTTTAATGTCCGCTTGAATCTCCTTAATTTGTGTTTTTAGTTTATCTCGACTAGACCTAGATCGCTCCAAGCCAACACTTGCTGTAGTACGTTTCAAGTCTAACTGAGCTCTCTCCTCTAGTAGCTTGTTAAGCTCATCAGCCTGCTTCTGGATGAATGAGTTTTGTTCGATGAAATCGACACAATCCTTGCGCTTTTGAAGAAACTCTGCAACAGTCTGCTTATCCTCTTCTAACTCTTTTTTTGTTTTCATTGCATCTTGGACAAATACGTTAGACACACAATACTGACAATTGGGATCGTATTCGTGTTCGTTGAGTTTAGCAAGCTTTTCTAGCTTATTCTTTGTAGTAAGCTTTAGTGTGTCTAATTCCTTATCCAACATAACCTTAGCTGCAACCTCACTCTGGTAGTCGTTGTATAGGTTTACATCAAAGGATTTCTTTTTTTGTTCTATCTCTAGACATTTTGCAGAGTGATCTCGCTCAAACTCCTTATAGGTTTGTTGACTGGTTGTGCACTTCTCCTCCCACTCAGCTAGTGAATTTTCTGAGTCAACTAAGTCTTTCTCTAAGTCTTCTAAGTTTAGACCTTCTCCCTTGCATGGCTGAAGTTCCTTGTTTAATTCGAGTAGTTTATCGTTGATATCTTGCATCTCCTTGTTGACTGACTCTAGCTCAGCAGTAGTAGTTTCAAGCTTGTCTTCGTACAGCTCTTTTGATCTTTCAGCATCTCCTAGCTTGGTTTCGAAATCCTGCTTTTGATACTCCTCTAAAGCTATTGTAGCCTTTCGATTGTTCTTATTTGCTAATTCGTATAGTGAATCAAATATGGTAACGTCTAAGAAGTTTGCTAGCAAGTCCTTACGCTCACTCTGTGTTTTGTCAATAAAGTTTGAGTTATTCTGTTGTAACGATAATGCTGTTAAAATAAAGTCATCAAACGTACCAACGTAAGATTGAATGATTTTATCTGTATCTCTTCTCTGCTCACCATTAAGTGAAACCTTCTCACCATCCTCACTTATGTACCAGAAATCTATCTCAACTCTAAGTCTTCCTTTTAGAGCACCGTGACGGTACTTGAAAGCTCGCTTTTGAATAAAATAACTGACTCCTTCTAGTTCAAAATTAAACTCACACTCAAAGTCCTCACACTTACGATTAAGCACTTGATCAGCTGACTTAGCTCTAAACGATTGATCAAATAAACAAAAACACAAAGCGTCTAATACAGCAGACTTACCAGCATGATTAGGCGCAAACAATCCACACGTACCTACTTTAGTACTAAAGTCTATCACATTGTTTGCACCGTAACTAAACATATTGCTGAACGTAAACTTCTTTGGTTTCCATACCACATTACGTGCTAGTTCGGGTAACTGCAACTCTGCGTTGAGTTTTTTATTAATCTCCAATACTTTTGCCTTAGTATCATTGTCGGTACCGGCTGCGTCCATCCACTCACTTAGGAGTGCGTTTTGATACTGAATGTTACGTACATCACCTTGGTTTAGGCTAGCATCTGTCAAGTCAGAGCTAGTACCACTAGCGCCTTTATCTAGCTTAACTACTACTGCATCTTTGTTTTTATATTCTTTGCGTATTGTTGCAAGAATGCGCTTTAGTTGAGCAGAGTCTGTATTGCGAGTACGGATGCGTAGGTTTGTCTTAGCTGTGATTGGTAAGTTGTCTGGCAGCACTCCATCCGTAATATCTAACGTGTAATATCCGTAATCATTTTGGATATCGTGGAATGTGTACCCAACCTCGTCATCTTCGGTTAGTGTTACGAAAGCATACCCATGACCATCATACACCTCTCCAAAGTTTTGCTGAACGAGTGATCCTGGATAGAAGATAGCTGGCTGCTGTTTACTCAGTACTTGGCGCTTATGTATGTCTCCTAACGGCACTACGTCGTATCCTGCAAACGTATCCCAGTTCAGTCCATGCTCCAATGTCAACCCACTATCTACCTGGCTGTTAGCAATCGTACCGTGATACAATGCCACAAGCTTCTTATACTTGGATGGGTTCTTTATCTTGTCGTAAGTAACGTATTTATCTGGTTCATCGAGCAACGACATGACACTCACAGCAATGTCACCTATCTCATACAATCCTGAGTTGCGTAGGTAGAATAGGTTTGGATGAGCATTACTCTCTACAATCGGTGTCAAGGCATCTAGTCGGTGATTGTTGTTGAGATTAGCATCGTGATTTCCTGTAATAACAATGGTTGGACGTCTGTCGGCTAACCCCTTGAACAAGTAGGTAACCATACTAATCAGCTCCGGACTCATGTCTGTCTTGGCATGCACAATGTCTCCTCCTACTGTGACAATGGTGTTTGGTGGACATTGATCTAGTTCTGCGAACATCTTATCAAAAACCTCCTTAAACTCTTTATGACGCTTCCAGTTGCGCAAATGTATATCTGCAATGTGGAAGATGTGATCAACAACTTGGATGTCTGACTTAATCTTGTTTATCATATGTTTATCTTATATTGAATGAGATCAAAGAATGTTATTTGATTTGCGCCACTTATTGCGTCAATCATGCGTGGATACCCCGTTTCGTTGGGGTCTTTAGTATTCAACTCTACATAGCGTACATCCATTCCATTATTCAAGAAGTACTCGATCTCAGCTAGTGAGTCCTTGTATGCATCTGGATCTAGTGCTAAGTTTATTCTTGGTACTTTGTGGTGTAAAATCTTCGCTCGCAGCTTAGGTAGTATCTTTTTTCCAAATAGTGGAATGACATTGCGTTTAGTTGCAATTGCATCAAAAGCCCCCTCTACAATTGTAATTGGTTCGTTCCAATTAATGTGACTCTCAAAACCAATTACATCCTTAGATATTGGTGGGTTTTTGTGCTTTACAGTAGTATCGTAGAAGCTTCTACCCACGTAGTAGTTTAACTGACCATCTTCGTCATAGCTCGGTACAATAAGCATTCCAGCGTATGGTCCACTCTCGCAATATCCTACTTGATATTTGAGTATATCAATAGCTGTAAGACCTCGAACCTTCACAGCGTAGTGCAATGCATTACGATAGTCGGGTGAGTTGCTTTTCACGTACAGAGGCTTATAAGCTTCTGGCAAACTAGCTAAAACCGTTGTTGTAGTGTTGGTTGTGATTGGACCTGCGTTTCCGTAGATTTCTTTGATTTTAGGAAAAACATGGCTTGGTGCATTGCTCTTTCTAAGAAGTGATCCAATTGCCTGACCTTTAGCATTACATACCCAGCAATGCCATTTTTGGCTTACAACATTTACTTGTAGCTTTTTCTTGTAGTGATTGCAAAATGGACATGAAAAGCTTCGTTCTCCATTTTTGTGTGGAGTCGATTTGCCTAAATGCGAATGCAATATGCTCAGGACAGTTTCTGTTTGTATACTGGTCATCAAAGTAACTATACGGAAATAAACCTATTCAGCCAACCATTCTGATGGAATTGTTCCCTCACAGTACTGAAATCCGTTTTTGGTACACCAGTCAGCGTAGGTTGTTTTTGATCCTTTCCGTAGTTTATTTTTAGCGTTTTGAAACACAAAGCGAATATCGAGTTCTGGACTTTGTTGTTTAATTAGTAGATGTTTTTTGCGATCTTCTAATACAAATCGACCTTTAGTTTCAATAAAGATTCCGTTAGGTAATCGAAAGTCAGGTGTGTATATGTGTTGAGTGGCTGGCTTCACATACGCAATCTTATGTTGCTCGTACTGTCCATCAATTCCTTGTGATTTGAGTGTATTGTCTAGATCCTCCTCAAGCCCACTTCTAAAGCCGTGCTTTAAGGCGGTTTGCCTTTTTGTTGTAACTCTTCTTTTTGCCATATTAAAATGATTGATCTGGAAACCAAACTTCGTACTCGTCGTCTCTCACTAATTATCGTACCTTACTATGATTGTTGTATCTACATTGTCAGGTAGCTGTAACGGTGTCGATAACTTAGCTACAGCAACCAT